AGTAAGGATCAATGTTTAAACTATTGACTAAAATTTTAGCCAATGTGGTTTTTCCTGTACCAGCTGGTCCAGTAAACAACAAATGAGGAACACTTTTTTCTTGAACAAAATGTTCTATTTGTTCACGTTGTGCAGGATCAGTGAACACGTATCCATCTAGTGTTTGTGGGCGATACTTTTCAGTCCAAAGTTCTTTCATAGATTATCTTTGTGTAAACATAATAAATCTTCACTGCGAATTTCTACATCTGCTTCTTCCATTGTATAAGGATTCAGTGCAACATAGCCTGCATCGTTGATTACTCGAAATAGTTCTTGAGAATCTGCTTGACTATACTGAGCGAACCATTCTGTAAACAGCACAGGTTTATATTGTACAAGAATATCACGTATATTGCGAATAATTTCTATATCATGTCCTTCTGTATCTGTTTTGATAAAGCCAATGTTAGCTATTTCGTCGTTGGTTAGATATTTTTCTAGCATGGATTCCAAAGTCATGCCTGAAACTTGAATACTGTCGCCACTCATTCCGGCCATTTTGGCCTGTGTTTCTGCATCCCAATTTTCGCCAATTAGTCCTCCGTTACACATGCCATTATGATGATCCTTGAAAGTTAAATTATCTGCATTCTTGTCAGTGACAGCTTCCGAGGCAACAACAAAAGTACCACCCAAGTGCCTGTTAATATGACAGTTTAGTTCCAAGTAGGGTCTGATAGTAGGGTTTGGCTCAACTGTTAATACTGTGCCACGACTGTATACCATCATAGGAATAGCAGTATCACCCGAATGTCCCCCAATATCTATACAAGTCATACCCGGAGTAATCCATTTACTCCAATAATTTTTTACTGCATAGTAATCAAAAATTTCTTTAAAACTAGGAACACGTTCAAATTGATGATCCATTTCTAACCAAATGCAATGGTCTTCATGGCCGTAATCAGTCAGCTCAAGTCTATGAGCTCTTCGCAATGGTAATGTTGATATCATTCGTATTGTTCTCTTGTGCGACGTTCTGCGTGAACTGCTGTTGAAATTGAATCTACGTTATCTGGTTCAGTGTCTGAAACAAAAATAATGGCTTCGGGGTCTGCACGACGGATTACAATTTCTTCACCGTCTTTTAAAATTTTTACGCCTCGACTCCATCTACCATGTTCTATAAGCACCCATTGGTCTACTGCAACATCTTGTTGTTCTGGACCAACAGCATATACCTTGCCCCAACGTGGACGTATGCCGTCAGTTTTACCATCATCGCCTAATAACACTATACCGCTAGATAATTGTCTAGCTTCGAAACTCATGTCTGAAACAATAATACTATCATGCAACGGTTTAATTTCGCCGTTAATTTCCAAGCCAAATTGATATCCTCGTTTTTGATCAAACGGATTGTCTAATTTCATTATAACCTCTTATTAAATTCTTGATGGACCAGTTTTTTTAACTTCAGTTTTTTCAACTACTTTTGATTGTGATACAGAATCTGCTAGTTTACCACGTAAACTAGGTTTTGAATCTGTTGCAGTCGGAGCACTTTCAAAATCTGTATCACTAGTTGGTTCTACCCAATCGTCGGTTAGATCTTTTGACTTTTTGGATTGATGGGGTTGCGGTGGTGTGTCTACTGCAACCGGAGTGTTTAGTTTATAATACTCTTTCATAATTTGTTCTTTAGTCTGTTCAATTTTACCACCAGGTCCTAGTTTGTCTCCCCGGGCATTGACTTTCATGTTTCCTACTGCGATAGTTTGCTCATTGTCTGAAATGAGTGCGTCAAGATTAACTTGCTTACCATTTGCTGTTGTGTATACCTTTTTCATCTAAATCTCCTTGTACCTATTTATCGTAAAAATTCGGCTATGTCTAAATCATAATATATGCTGTTAATTTTATGAACTCCAATTAAATATAGCACATAACTAGCCACACTTGATCCGCGACCTACTCCCCAAACTATATTGTATTTTCTCCATGTATCTACTACATATTTCAGTTGTTTGAGCAGCGGGAATAAATTTCTTTCTTGATATAAAAGTAACTCTTGGCCTACACGCTGTAATTCCTCTTGAGTGTTGCATTGATCTAATATCCATTGTGCTATGTCTAATGTAGCATAGTCCTCGGGCATGTTCCATGTTGTTTGGTTTGTATTATGAAACATATCTAAGGAATAGTTGCCTGGTAATGGATGATACTCTTTAACTAAAGGTAAATTGGAAAACGTTGTTTTAACGGAACTATTGTATTGATCCCAATCTTCTACGAAAAATTGGCCTATATCAATTTCTGGTTGTGTATATAAAATATCACAAAGCTCTTTACTTGATACGTAAACTTGACCAAAATTGTCTGATTTCATTGAATATCAATTATACCTTTAAATTTATTATTTTTTTGTTCAATTTCTTCAAGTGTTTTGCGATTACGTTTTTCCATTTCAAACTTGTAGTTTTCTAGTATCAACTGCATTTGTGGAATCACACTAGTTGGACCATGTCTATGAGCTTGATTAAACTTCGCCATTAAATCATTATATTTTTTGTGCAATTCTTCGTTTGAAAGTTCTTCTAAGTTTCCTACTAGTGGATGCATTACAAGTCTCCTTCTCTCCTATTTTCGGAGTGATGTACATCAAATTCGCCGCCCGGGTAACGTGCTTTCAATTTATTTACGTTCTCTTCAATGACATCGTTAGGATCTAAATTTAAAGCACGGCAAGCATTGGCCCAATACCACATGATGTCGCCCAATTCACGCTTCATATGAAAAACATTTTCTTCAGTTAAAGGCTTACCTTGAAAGTATATCTTTTTTGGTATTTCGCAAAATTCGCCTGTTTCGGCCGCTAGTCCTAGTGCTGCTGTAAGCAATAAAGGAACATTTATATCCGGGCCATGAGCATCTTTATCGTAATCAAAGTTAGCATCTAGGGTATCCAACCGATTGATAAATGTGGTAAGATTGTTTGAGGGTTTGGAAGTTACTGCTTCGACAAATTCTTTGTATCTATTCAAATCTACAGTCATAAAAAACTCCTAGTTTGCACAATTATAAACTATGCAAAGCTAGGAGTCAACTTTTTAGAATATTAGTATCCTACACCACCTGCCCATGGTGCACCCATTGAAGTACCAATAGCTATGTTAGCTGCTGTACCAACTGGGGTCCACTTTATGTAACTACCTGCTAGAGTGGCTATAGTTTGAGTACTTTGAGCTACACCAAAGTTTAACGTAGGACACAATGTTCCTTGACCGTTGATTCTAAAAATTCCTTTAGCTCTAATCATGAAATTGGAAGGTGTACCAGCTGCTGCTATAGTTGTTGCCGCAGCACCATATCCTTGTAAAATTCCTGTGTTGTAGAAATGTGTAGTCGAAGCCGCAGTTGATGTTGTACCGCGAGCAGGTACAAACACTGTATCATATTGCAGATAACTTACTGTTGCGTTTCCTAAGAATTTTAACGCAATGTTCGAACTGGTAAGAGCTGCACTTGCTTCACAATGAATTTTCATATCCATTTCGTAAGTTGTGCCAGCAGCTAACATTACGTTACCAATCCATAAACCTGCATTTGATTCAGGAGAGCCCGCAGCAAGATTTCCGAACAATGGTATCTCTGTGATTGAATTGACTCTATTTAATTGAGCTTTGCCCCATAAGTCTATATTACCACCTAACACATAATAATGTGTAGCTGGAATTAAAGCTTCTCCGGACGATGTAACATTGGTTGGTGCAAAGTATAAAACGTTGGAGGCTGTTCCTGTGGCACCCACGCCAAGATTGGCTTCAAATGCACCTTGTTGTACTCCGGTAATGTTACCGCCAGTGGCACCTACACCAAAACTAATTGGGACTATACTAGTAGATCCGGCTGGTAAATTTAAATTACCTGCAATACCAACACCGCCACTGACTACCAAAGCACCTGTTGTAGTTGATGTTGACGTGGTAGTAGCTGCAACAACCACATTGCTAGTTGTTGATGAGCCTAGTACTGCATTGCCAGTACTAAAAATATTTCCAGCAATACCAATACCGCCACTGACTACCAAAGCACCTGTTGTAGTTGATATTGATGTTGTAGTAGCTGCAACAACCACATTGCTAGTTGTTGATGAACCTAACACTGCATTGCCAGTAACAAACAAATTGCCACTTACGCCGGCACCCCCTACTACTACCAAAGCACCAGTTGTAGAACTTGTAGAATCCGTACCGCTTGGAGCAACAACGTTACCTCCAACACCAGTACCAACAAAAGAAGTGGCATAAACTGTACCGCCCACTCTTATATCACCGGTAATACCTGCTCCACCTCGAACAACTAATGCACCTGTAGTAGTTGTACTAGAACTGGTATTTGAGTTGGCTAATATATTTCCTTCAAATATACCTGTGCCACTAGCAGATAAACTTCCACTAGCAGTTACATTGTCTAATGATAAATTGCCACTGATTGTAAAACCTGATAAATCTACATCACGGTTTCTAATTAAATCTTTAATACCAATTGTGGTTCCACCATCAACTGTAAAGAATTCAAACAAATAATTGGTATTATTTGCTATTTCAGCTGATGTAAAAGTTATTATAGGAGGGCTCGTGCCGCTTAATCCTGCGATAGTGTCAGGATCTCCTAAAGTTACTGCACTAGGCAATGTAAGTGTATAACTTGCACTTGGATTTACTATCCATAATTTAATTGATGCAAGCTGATTATTGGTATTTGCTGGAAAACTAAAGGATAGTGTCATTGCCCCTGCCATTGTAATTTTTTGAAAATTACCATTGGCAAAATTAACAGTTACAGATCCGCTTGCACTTCCGATATTATTATAAGTTTCTCTCCACGCAGTTAAAGATGGATTTGAAATAATATTACCTGCAAATTCATTATCTAAGGTAGTGTTATTAAGTGCAGTTTTAAAGATAGCTTTGTTTTGAATATCTTCTATTTCTGCTTTAACAAATGTTAAATTGTTTCTAATATTAGTAAAATTGTCGCGGAAACCTTGACTATCATTGTCTTGCCCGGCTACAGGGTAGGTACCGTCGATATTGTTTGGATTAACTTGGCTTGTCATTTATACAAAAACTCCATTTTGTGGGAACTTGATATATTTATCCTTAGTTTCGGGTTTGACATATTTGTCCCTGTTGGTGCTAAAGTTAGTGCCACCACGTACACCTTTTGCTCCTCTTTGAATATCACGCTCACGCACACAACAGGTGCCTCCGTCAAACGTGGTTTCGGCTGTTCTAATTGTAGTAATTACTGGAATAAAATATGGAATAGCACTGCCTTGGCTAGTGGTGTATGTTAATATGCTTGTTGGATAGCTTTTACCCGACCTTATGTAAACTTGCTGATTAAATACAATTTCGTTTTGGAACAATAATTTAACTTCGGCATCTCCGCTTTGATCAAAGTACCCATTTACTAAATCCCCCGAAGGCGCATCAAATCCTACGTCGTCACCATCAAATCCAATTTCGGTTAATTCTTCCCAGGTAATCTTCCATGCTCCGCTGCGTTTGTTAATAACAGAAGAATTTGAAATTTTTTCCAAATAACCTGGTATTAA